TGCTACGGCTGTACCTTGTAATTATAAACCTAGATCAACTAATGAAATGGTCTTTGTTAGTCCTCAAGCTTATACTGAGGATAACCGTTGCTATTCTATCTTTGACTTATCAAGTCCTAGATTTATCAGGCATCCTAATTACTGGCATGGAGTGAAAAATGTTCTGGATTGAGATCATACTATCAATATGGGCCTTAATAGCAATCAGACTCTTGGCACAAGGTCACAAGCTTGGTCCACTCGTAGGATGGGTGGGCCAAATCTTGTGGGTTTCCATGTGGATATTCACCGAACAGTACGGCTTCATTTTAATAGACACCGGTTTGGCGTATATCTACTTGGAAGCTTATTTTAGAGGAAAAGGTAGGTGCTAGCATATACCTACTCTCATAATAATGGCTTGTAGAGCCTCTCACGAGGTCAAAAATTTATAAAAAGGTAAAAAACTATGCTACAACGTCAAAAAGACCTAGAAGCAGAAATGGTAGCTCTTGGTGTAAAGCGTTTCAGAGAGGATAATAGAAAAGCCAAGAAGGGTAAACATGAATCTACCACTCCTGCTGGAGTTCAGTTTTTAAGAAAAGGTGTAGCCAAAGTAGAGAAGAGAGTCAACGAATTAAAGAAAAATTATAATGAAGGTACTCCTTATAAATATCCCACCGATGCGGTAGAGAGATTATTCGAGCTTCCTAGTGATGTCATTTCCTTCCTGAGTTTAAAAGCTTGTGTGAACCACCTCTCTACTCCTGTCAAGCTGGTAAAGGTAGCCAATGAGTTGGGGTCTTTCTTAGAAGATGAAGCTCGGTTCAGATTCTTTAAAGACTCCAACCCTGCCCTTTACGGTGTAATCATGAGGGACTTGAATAAGCGCACAACTAACTACCGTAAACAGAAGAGAGTCCTAGTTCATTCTTCTAATAAAGCTGGAATAGAGTGGAAGAACTGGCTACCTGGAAATAAGGTCCGGTTAGGTCAGATGATGGTAGAGCTGGTGTGTGAAGCTACAAAGCTATTTGAAGTAAACTTACACACCAATACCAGAACCCAAAAAAGAAAGAGTGTCTTTTGGCTTGAAGCTACGGCTGAATCCCTGAAATGGATAGATAAGAAGAATTCTATTTGTGAATTATACAACCCTGTTAAGCTCCCTTGCCTGATTCCTCCTCGAAAGTGGGACTCAGTATACTCAGGGGGCTACTATACCTACACTAATATCAACTTAGTGAAGACTATGGACCACTCATACCTTGAGATGCTGGATAAATCAGACTTGAAAGAGGTAAAGAAGGCTGTAAACATAGTCCAAGAGACAGGGTGGAGAATTAATAAGAAGGTCTTTGAGGTTATGGACACTCTATTTAACTCGCGGTCAAGCTGTAAGGTCATTCCAGAATTCCTAGAGAGAACTATGCCAAATCTTTATCCTAAGAAGGGGACTAAAGAAGAGCAGATAGAATGGAAAAGAATAGCATCTCTTATGCACGCTGATAATGTCAGGTTAAAAACTAAAAGAATACAATTCAGTCAGCTCATGTGGACTACCAGGAAATTTATAGATGAGAAGGTTTTTTATTTTCCTCATACCATAGACTTCAGAGGCAGGATGTATGCTAATACAGCGTTCCTGAACCCACAAGGAGAGGATTCAGCTAGAGGTCTATTGGAGTTCTCTGCCGGTAAACCTCTAGGAAACTCAGGACTACCTTGGCTACAGGTTCATCTAGCTAATTGTTACGGTCATGATAAGGTGTCTTTAGAAGAACGAGTAGAATGGGCTAACCTCCATGATTGGGCTATCATTGAAGTAGGAACAGATCCGTTAGTTAATAAATGGTGGATGGAAGCTGATAAACCTTGGCAGTTCCTGAGAGCCTGTACTGAGTACGTTAAATATAGGTGTAATACTAGAGATTTTGTGAGTCATTTACCTGTTACTGTAGACGGTTCTTGTAATGGTTTACAGCATTTCTCAGCTATGCTAAGAGATGAGGTAGGGGGAAAAGCTGTAAACCTTACAATGACTGATGATCCTCAAGACATTTATGACATTGTAAAAGATAAGGTCATAGAAAAAATAAAAGCTGATCCTGAAGCTATAGTTTCATCCCTGGATATCAATAGAGCACTTGTTAAAAGACCTGTTATGACTACTCCTTATGGTGCTACTCTTTATGGAATGAGAGAACAGATATACGAGGAGCTGAAGAAGCAGCTAGATAAAGGAATAATTTTTACTACAATTTCTAAAGATAAAGACTTATGGGTGTTTTGTAAATACTTAGCGACTATCATTTATGAATCTATAGGAGAAGTGGTAGTCTCAGCTAGAGAAGGTATGGATTGGTTACAGGAAGTTGCTAGAGTCTTAAGTAAAGACAGTAGACCTATCTACTGGACCGTTCCTACAGGGTTTATAGTAAAACAGAAATACTTAAGACCGATAGTTAAGGAAGTACGAACAATTATAAACGGTAAAATTGCTTCTTTATATTCTGCTCATGGAGTTGGTGACAAACTAGATAAACATAAACAAACTAACGGTATAGCACCTAACTATGTTCATAGCATGGATGCCTGTCACCTGATGAAGACTGTAAATCTTTCTTATACTGATATCCAGAGCTTTTCTGTAGTCCATGATTCGTTTGGGACTCATGCTTGTGATATGGAACTACTAAGTGAAAACTTAAGGACAACTTTCATTGAGATTTATAAAGAGGATGTCCTCAAGCAGTTTGCAGAGGAGCAAGCAGCTTCTCCTGCGGTTTGTAAAAATATATTCCCTAAAATTCCAAAGTACGGTAAGTTAAACATTAAAGAGGTGAAAGATGCAGAATTCTTCTTCAGTTGATGTAGCTAATGTAGATGTTAAAAAGGTAGCACAAGGCATGATGACAGTAGTAGATAGTTTAGATAGTTTTACTAGGGCTGAGAAGTATGCTATACTCTCAGCAGTGTTCAATTGTTTATACTTAAATAAAATGATGAAAGAAAGGAGTATTAGTGACGTAATGGAAATGATAGGTAAGATGAGGAGGGACTGTAAATTTAAAAAGGTCCCTGAGTTTGGTGGAGCAGAAAAATATATAATAGGAGAATTATAAAAATGGCTACTAAATTACCAATGAACGTAACACCAGTAGGAACAGCAGCATGGCCTTGGTTGAATACTCCAGATGTCAGGTATGATGCTGATGGAGTATACCAAGTTAAAATGATTTTTAACAAGAAGGATGTTAAGGGAATTCAAGCTATAGTAGATCCCTTGATGGATGGTGGGAAGCATAACCCTGTTAAACCTGAGTTGGATGATCAGGACAAACCTACAGGTAACTTTGTAGTTAATTTTAAATTAAAAGCTAAAGTTAAAACTAAGAGTGGTGATACTTTTACTCAGAAACCTATACTCTTGGATACCGCTGGTAATCGTGTATTAAACCAAGTGGGAGCTGGTAGTAAGTTGAAGATAGCATATCAGGCTGTTCCTTTTAATCAAGGAGCTGGCGGTGTTACCATGCGTATGCAGAAAGTAAAAATTATGGACTTGGTTGAGTACGCTAAGAAAGATGATGTCGATTGGGGTAAAGATGAAGGTAGCTTTGTGGGAACAACAGCAGAAGCTTCTGAGGATACCGATGAAGATAATGAGGACTTCTAAAATGCCAGATGCTGAATTTTGTAGAAACATGGACCAAGAAATGATAGCTAATCGAATTCGTAGTTTAAAAAATGATGAGCTATCAGCTTTGTTTGTAAACGTAAGAGTCATGATAGATTGTGGACACTTTCCACATGAAGCCTTTCATGAAGTCAGGGCTGTATATGAGCTACTGCTTAATCTAAAGGTTGGTGCTAAAGAAAATGAGACGTTCAACTAAAAGACAAAGGTACAGGGGTATACAAGAGGGCTACAGAAGTGGCTTAGAAGAACGCATAGCCAGCCAGTTAAAGGCTTCTGGTGTAGCTTACTCTTACGAGAAGGAAAGACTCAAGTATATCCCTGTACCTAAGCATTATACACCTGACTTTATTTTAGTGGGAAAAGATAAGAAGATCTATATCGAAACTAAGGGTAGGTTCTTGGCTAAAGATAGAACTAAACATATCTTAGTTCAAGAACAATACCCTGATATGGATTTAAGATTCATTTTTTCTAATTCCAGACAGAAGTTATATAAGGGTTCATCTACCACTTACGGTAGATGGTGTGAAAAGCATGGATTTATCTATGCGGAAAGGAGTGTGCCTGATATATGGTTGAACGAACTCAAGGAGTAACTCATGAACCCTGTCCAAAATGTGGTTCTAAAGATAATTTAGGGAGGTATCCAGATGGTCACGCGTATTGTTTCGGTGATGGCTGTTCTTATTATGAGCATGGTAATGATTCAGCTCCTATACAAGATATACCAAAATCCAACG